ACGAAGTGATCCCCACTTTGCAGGGGCTAGCAACGTATATCGGTGTCACTTACCGCACACTATTAAACTGGGCTAAACGTGATGACATGGACCACCAAGAGGACTATGTTAAATTTCGCGGATTGCTCAAAGATGTTTATCACACTAAGTTGATCAACCGTGGACTTGACCGAACCTACGACGGACAGATAGTTAAACTACTGCTAGGCCAAGATGGTATTGTGGACCGCTCGTCAGTCGATACAACGTCAAGTGATGGTAGCATGTCACCTAAGCCAAGCCGTATAGAGTTGGTTGCGCCAAGTGATAACAGCCCAGATTGAGATCCCGCCAACGCTGATCCCCGTGTTTACTGGTGAGGCCCGTTATAGGGCCGCGCATGGTGGCAGGGGGTCAGGCAAAACCAGAACATTCGCACTAATGACAGCAATCGAGGCATACCGGGCGGCTGAATGCGGGCAAACTGGTGTAATATTGTGTGCGCGTGAATTTATGAACTCACTCGACGAGTCGAGCATGGAAGAAATAAAAAGCGCGATCAGGTCAATCGACTGGCTAAACAATTATTTCGATATTGGTGAGAAATATATACGCACAAAAAACGGGCGCGTTAGGTACGCGTTTACGGGTTTGCGTCATAACTTGGACAGCTTAAAATCAAAGGCTAAAATACTGGTATGCTGGATAGACGAGGCGGAAGGCGTTAGCGAAGTTGCTTATAACAAGTTATTGCCAACTATACGCGAGGACGGATCAGAGGTTTGGATCACTTGGAACCCGGAAGAAGAAGACAGCCCGACCGATATTAGATTCAGAAAAAGCCAGCCTAAAAACTGTAAAACAGTCGAAATAAATTACAATGATAACCCGTTCTTTCCTGACGTGTTGGAGCAAGAGCGATTAAACGACCAAGAGCGACTCGATCCAGCAACATACGCATGGGTGTGGGAAGGCGACTATCTCGAAAACTCAGATAGCCAAGTATTGTCCGGTAAAGTATCAATAAAAGAATTTGAAGTTAATCCGTCAAACCTCCATTTGTGGGACGGTCCTTACTTTGGAATAGACTTTGGGTTTGCTATGGACCCGACAACGGGCGTTAAGTGCTGGATAAAAGATGATTGCTTATGGGTAGAATACGAGGCTGGCAAAGTAGGTCTTGAGCTTGACAATACGGCTGACTTCCTAACAAATAGAGTGCCTGACATAGATAAAAACGTTAGTAGGGCAGACTCAGCAAGGCCCGAAACGATTAGCTATTTGGCTAGGCATGGTATGCCAAAGTGTACAGGTGTGAAGAAGTGGCCGGGCAGCATAGAGGACGGAATCAAACACTTGCGAAGCTATAAACAAATTATTGTTCACCCACGATGCACAGGCACGATTAAAGAGACTCGCAAGTATAGTTACAAGGTTGACAGGTTAAGCGGTGACGTATTGCCGCAAATAGTTGACGCTCACAATCACTATATTGACGCGATCCGGTACGCCGTTACGCCGATGATCAAAGGCAAGCGGGGCGGCATAGTCCTACCTTCTGGACGGTAACACGATAAAGCGGTATCATGTCAATATTAATCTGAACAGGTCCGACCAAATGCCACAAAATAAACCGCACGTATCAGCCAAGCACTGGCCTATCATTAATCAAGCCAGGTCATTTATGGCAAATTCCGACTTGTTTGGTCGCTCGCCTTATGGCTTTACGGGTGGTGATAACCTGGCAGACACTAAGCATGCTAAGTTGTGGCAGGACTTCGGTTATCCCGAACAAATCGAATTCTTTATGCACTGGAATATGTGGAGGCGTAACGGGCTTGCCAAGCGTGGCGCGTCTTTGCCTGTTAACTATTGCTGGCTAACTAACCCATGGATACAAGAGGGCGACGAAAAAGAAGATACGCCATTTACTAAGGCTTTTGACGATCACGCGGATAGACTTGACTTGTGGGCGAACTTTAGAGATGGCGACTTGTGCCAGCGTGTCGGGCGCTATGGTGCGTTGCTGTTGACAGTTGCGGATGGCAAGCAAAGACATGAGCCAGTCGATACTATCAGAGCTGACCAGATTGTAAAGATACAGCCACTGTTTGAGGGCCAACTAGAGCCGGCAACATTTGAAGAAAGAAAGAACAATCCGCGCTATGACTTGCCAGTCACATACACCCTACAATCTGGCAACGTAGGCAACCGAAACGAGCGCACCACTGATGCGGGTGAGATCCACTGGACTAGGCTAATCATTCTAACAGAAGACGCGCTTGGTTCAGAAATTTACGGCATACCGTGTAACGAGGGCGGATTTAACGCGCTGCTAAACTGGCAGAAAGTAAGCGGCTCAGGTGGCGAAGGTTTCTGGCGGCAAGCTGCTCAAAGGTTTGTTTTACAGGCAACGGGCGATACTGGCGGTCAAGATTACTCGTCAGAAGAACTCGATGCGCTTGGTGATATGATTGCCAAGATGTTTGCAGGCTTTGACGCGATCCCTTCCGTGGGTAACTACGAAATGAAAGGGCTAAACACTGGCACCATGCCAAACCCTGACGGATTTAGACAGATGTTTCTGGAAGAATACGCGGCGTCAATAGATATACCATCTAAAATGCTAGTTGGTACACAAACGGGCGTTAAAGCGGCTGATGAAGATACGGCTGGCTATCGCTCAGAAATGCAAGCAAGGCGGGATAACGTGATCACTCGATGGGTTAAGCTGTATTTAAACTGGCTGGGCTTGCACACGGCGGACCTACAGCCTCCATCGGGTATAAAAGTTTGCTGGGATGACTTGACAGCGCCAAGCGAAGAAAAGCGACTAGACAACGCCAAGAAGCGCGCAGAGATAAACAAAATCAGCGTGGAGTCGGGCGGCAAGCGCGTATTCATTGAAAACGAGATCAGAGAAAGCGCAGGCGATGAAATAGTTGATAGCTTAGGCGATTGGGACGACGAGATGGAGTTTACAGATGTGCCAGAACTTACAGACGAATAAGCGTCAAAGCGTCACGATTGATCCAAGCAAGCAAGCCGGAAATAGGCGCAGAGCAACCGAGAATCTAAACAAGAGATTACGCGGTGCAATGGGTCAGGTTAAAGCACTGGTTGACTCTATACCTGTGCGTTTAAGCGTGCAAAACTCATTGAAAGCCAACCGTAATACGTATGTTTGGGAAATGTCACCGGAACGTCAATCGCAAGTTGATATTAGAATACGCCAAATAATTGACTACTGGTTTCAAACACAAACACCAGAAAGGCCCGCTAGGTGGTTTTTTAATGCTTATATTGATAACGCTGTAACCCCAGCGGTTGCGGATTCAGTCAACAATATAAATCTATTATCGCAAGACATGGTTAGTACTGCGCAACTTGACGCGGTGACAGTTCAATCAATATTTTTACAGCCCCAATATCGTGATGTGATCGGCAACATTTACGGGCGCGTGTTTAACGAGATGGCAGGTTTTAGCGGGGACACCGCGACGGACCTTGCTCGGGTATTATCTGAGTCTGTCATGCTTGGCGAATCAGCAAGGAAGGCAAAAAGCAGGATAACCAAGCGGTTTAACGTGGCAAGCTCAAGAGCTGAACGGATAGCGCGTACTGAGATAAACAGAGCTTACACGGTGGCAAGGGCGAAAGCCTCGCAAGTTGTAGCTAGTAACTTAGATATTACTGTCAAGTTGATCCACAGGTCCAGTTTAACACCAACGACTAGGTTTGAGCACGCGCAAAGGCATGGCAAGATATACACGGTCGAAGAACAAAACGAGTGGTGGTCAGAAGGTGCAAACCGGATCAATTGCTTGTGCTCAATCAATGAGACGGTGATCGGCAAAGATGGAAAGCCCCGGAGTCGAGGCTTGATCGAAAAGCTAGAAAAACAGCGAAAAGCATGGGCGGGTGGTTAGTTGGAAATTATGAATACTTGTCAGGATTAGCTTTAATTCCATCCGTTGCTTTCTCCAATTCCTTGCATTTAGCTGAATATTCATCAAGTGACTTGCAAAAATGAGGCACCGCAAGCGGATGAAGTTCAATATCATCAATTTGCGGTTCTTCCTTTTTAAATTCCTTGGGAAGGTTCCAAAAGTATAGATTCCTCCCTTGCCTTATCTTCATTCCTCGCTTTTTTGTTATGTTCCTTTTCAGCTTGAAATAGTTGTCATCCCCATCAAGAGATATTCCATCACTATTAAATGTCTCGACCAAGTAATTAGATGACGGGCACTGGTAATCGTCCATGTCAACCTTAATGCCTATATAAAGATTGCACGCCTTTCCTTCATAATGCCCGTAAACCACTTCTATTATCTTAAAATGCCAATAGCCGCCTTTTCTGTCGATCTTCTCGTCTCTACCATTAAAGCAATCAGCGGAATAAACGTCTCCAACTTTGAATTTTCTCATTTCATACCCTCACCTAAAACATTAAACATGCAATTAACATTGCTATAAAAGTAGCAAACGCAAGAGGGATTTCCCAACCTAGTGTATTTTTATTTTCATTAATCTGCAAAGATTCCACTGATTTTTTCCAGTGGCCGTCAGAAACTTTAGTCCAGCCGTTATCGCGGAAATATCTATCAGACTCTATATCTACTCTTTTGCGCTTAACTTTTTTCGAATGCTCAATGTTTTTATCTATGGTGTATAGCTTGTTGCGTTTTTTCATTCCTTGCCCTTATTTGTTAATTGAGCGTCTAATATAGTACAATTACACTATGTAAGTGGTCTAACCAGTGAGCGCAGAGAATGACAAGCGAATATATACAGGTGATCAATGCGGTTAATACGTCGAAAATACGTATTGAACGCGACGATAAAAACGACGAGATAATAATCATACCATCCTACACGATGCCCGATGATATTGTGATGAATGGCGTTTTGTATCCTAAAGAAGAGATTGAGACGAGCTATCGAGGTTTGGAAGGTACACCCGCGCCAATCGGACACCCGCATGACAGCGAGGGAAACTACGTAAGCGCGTCAAGTGAGATTGGTGTAAATAGATTTATGCATGGCGTGTTCAATGGTCGAGTTGAAAGGCACGACGGGCGGATCTACGTTGAAAAGCGCGTTAATGTCAATGTTGCATCACGTACCGAGCAAGGCAAGCGACTAATCAGAATTCTACGCGATATCATGGACGGATTGACAGAAGATCCGATTCACACAAGTACAGGCGTATTTATCAAGCCGCAACAATTGCCACAAATGCGCGTTAGCGAAAGCGGCAAAGAGTATCAAACGATTGCGCGCGGCCTAGTGTGGGACCATGACGCTATATTGCTAGATGAGGAAGGCGCGGCCACTCCTTTTGATGGTGTGGGCATGCTGGTTAACCAGGGTGAGCAAACGCATGTAATGCGCGTTAACTGTTCAGATATTGCAAACACTGGTCAGACCAGTTATCATATGCAAGACGATAACAAACCAACCGGAGCTAACATGGCTTTACGAGATAAACTAATAGGCTTTTTTAAGGCCAACAAAGTAGATGTAGCGGAGGATGCAAGCGATGCTATTTTGCTAGATCATCTCGAAGCTATGCAAGTAAACGAAGAAATCAAGCCGGAAATCAATCACGATGAGCTG